CCGAAGACCCAACAATTGGCCTATCTGACTGTTTTGTCAACGACACTGTCATAGTTAGTAGTGACGATTGTGAAATACGTGGCAAAAGAGCTGCAGCCATGTTATCAACACTGCACAACGTTAAATTCGTTTTTCTGCCTGACCCAAGGGACTACTGCGGCCCCTTCGACCATGATGAAATGGATTGCATTGACCGAGATTTGCCTACACTGATCTCTTTTTACGATCCTTTAATGACTGGTTCCAATTTATCCAGGGCCGAGTTTTGCAGAGGATCCGTCAAGCACCTACCCAGCCCATTCATGCACAGTACCATCAGATACGGTAATGGTGCCGTCATTGAATACACCGAGCAGACTGGTGATTCGAATTGCAGTGTTTCCGTGCCAAAATTCAGCAGACCAATTGAGTTTCATAAGGACAGTCATTCACTTAACTACATCCGACACAGAATTTTTGGGTGGGAATGGGGCACCACTCTGGTCAGAGTGGAGGACTTACGGATCGGTGACTTTAAATACGTACTTGTGATTCCACTGGCGAGGTGGTATCTACTAGGAAGATACGTTAGATGGCTTATACCACACGGAGAACCAATTTTCTTTGATCCATCCACTTGTGGTGTCGACAATGAGCTTGTAATAATACGGAGGGTCTGTAATGGTAATGCAACCACTTCATTAGGCAGATACAACTCAGGCACGTCATGTGTTTTACCTACACACGTATTCGATAAAGTTTGCGAACTCACCCGCACCCACGTATCCATCAACACAGTACGTGGTGCTATAAATTCATATTGCAAAGACAAGGGTGTGGATGATCCAGACCAATCCATGGACCCTGGTATGATGTCTTCAATATTAAGATCTATGAAAAGTTCAATTCTCAGTCCCATAAAATTTACAGGCTGCATCACTAACAACGTGACACATTCTTTCATTAGGGACCTTGCCTTAAGTGAACCATATGCATATAACAACCTGCACGGGCATTGTTGTTCTGATTTCTTCAATCTAGACATGCTGTACGGCGGTGCGGCTTTCAGTTTACCGAACTCGAAAGACAAGTTGGTCGTCTGTTCGGGTGTTGCCGGGCGTGTCACTTGTACCACTACAACCCGGATGAAACCTTTTCTGCCCGGTGGTCTTGGGGTTATGGATGGGCTTGATATCACGGCACATTATTGTTTGTTAGGCAAGGAATTCATGGAGTTATTTATGAGTAAACAGAAACCAGAAGATAAGGAAATATTCATTGCTGAACCTGAAGATCTGTTGAAACAACTTAAGCCTGAGCAAGTTGGTAAACATCACCAAGTATCAATAGATCCCGAAGCTTTTTGTGGGCAGTCTCAAGCACACATAAAAGATGAGGTCGGTAATGGTAAACACGCCAGAATCATAACTGAAGTCAGAAGTTTTTATCTCCAGGTGGTCTGTTCAGCATTGTCAAAGTTATTTAAAGAAAACTGCCCTGCATATTGTTTTAAAGATAATCAAGCAGTTGACGAACAGATTCAACAACTACTGAACGGGTTCATAGAAACTTTGATTGTGGTCGATCTCAAGACCTATGATGCCAGTCAAAATGCTGCATTTAAAATATTTGAAGCACTTATGGCCACCATGCCGTTCAATAAATGTGAACACGACAAGATAAAACAGGCTTTGTCTGATGACATTTTTAACACCGTGAAGTTATACGGAAAGGATTGGAAAGTACGATACAACTCCC